TGTGGTTTCCTTGTACATGGAGAAGTCTTTAGCCCCTCCACCACTGAGAAATTGTAGTGCAGAGTCCTTATCGGACTCGATTCGTTCCTTTAGCACGTCAAAGACGGTTTTAGCCATTATTGGCCTCTATTGTTGTTGGAATCCTTCATTGTTTTGAGTAGGTCAAGATCTAGTTTTGTATTGTCTTTCCTACGATCTGCGGCAAGTTTAGCCCCTGCCTTTTGGGCGTCAATTTGCAGTTCTTGCTGCTTCAGAGCTAATTCAGCTTGATCCATCTGGGCGTCCTGCATGTTTTCTTGCGCCTGTAACTGTAGCTTGGCTTGTTCGATCTGGGCATCTGCCTGATCCTTAGCCGCCTTACGCTGCACTTCTTGCGCTTTTATCTGTAGCTCGGCTTGCTGCATCTGCACGACAGGATCTTGAGCCTTCTGCTGCGCTGCTTGTTGAGCCGCTTGCTGCTGATTTTGCTGCGTAAGTTGCTGCCCAGCTTGTGCCATGAGGCGGGCCAGATTGACCTCCATGTTCTCTGGTAGCTCGGCGTTTGGGTTGGGTAACGGTGCGCCCAGCTTTTCTTCCATCCTCTGACGGTATAAAAACGCCATGTGCTCCGCTATGTGCGCCTGAATAGCAGCTACGATGCGCTGTGCTTGAGGGTTTTGCCCTATAGTTTGCGCGATAATCGGGTCTTGTAAAAACGCTTGGTGCGTTGCTATGTGCGCTTCATGGTCTTGGTAGATAAATGCCTTCATAGGCTTACCGTTCAAGGCGTTCATATTCTCACTGACTGGGTCAGTCGGACGAATGTCATCTGTAGTTGGTACTAGCTTGTCAGCGTTCTTAACCCCCAACACTTCAATCATCTGCCTGTGTAGCTGTGGCAGGTCGTAGATCTGTGGCGCTGACTGAGCCATCTGCAATACCGCTTGATACTGCACAACCCGCTGGGCCATCGTAGAGCTATTCGGGTCGCTGACTGGGATGACATCAACTGCCATATAGTCCATAACGCGAGCACTTACTTCGCCGCGCATCGGCTCGTAGGCGTACTCTTCTGGCGCATGTTCAGCCATGATGGCCTTGAGCAGCTTAAATTCCTGCTTCATGGCGTAGTGGACACGAGCCTGTACCGCAGCCATAGGCTTGAGCGTACGCTCCAACAGGGCCAACGTGGTGCCCACAGGAGCATTAGCTGACATATCAGAGATGTTCATGTCACTGATAGCGCCCAGACGACGACCTTCGTTTGTAATCTGGTTCAACAGAGCTAACAGAGTCTGACTCGGCTCCTTGTATGGGAGCGGCATGATGTTGTCGCGGATGCTACCTGACGGCACATCTACATCCTTAAACTCTCCCGGCTCAATCGGCGTGTCATCACCCTTAATACGTAATCCACGAGCTTTCAGGCCACCCGGCAAGTTTGCCAGCGTACCAGCGTCCACCAGTTGCCGTATAAGCGACGTTCCGGCTTTAGCGTACCCCCCTATGATATGGATAAGACCCAGCCCATAAAAGCCAAATCCGGGCACATATACATAATGTACAAAGTGCTGACGCTTCAGCATCAACGGATCATCGGGGTTCCAGTTTCGACGTACCGCAAGGATCTCATTCGTACCACGCTCTAGCGTTACTACGTACGGCTTGGCGATCTCATCCTCGTCATCGTCTATGCCTTCAATGACCAGATCCGCGTGTACTTCATATAAAGAGTAGCGGTCATCGTCTGTCAGTGAGTAGCCACCCTCTTCAGCCTTACGCTCTTCAATGTCGGTGTGGTACGTCTGTGGTTCGCCAAGCTCTACATCTCGGTAGAACCCACCTGCTTGTAGCTTCTTTAACTCGTTCTTTGTCTTACGCATGATGTGCGTAACACGTTCTGCCGTCTCAATGTGTGAAGCGCCGTAGGGTACAACCACATCTTCAGCGGGTATGTACACAGCGGTCTGTCGGCCTATGTTCGGGTCAAAATATACCTTCTTAAACGCACTACCAGCCAAGCCAAGGCTGTACAACAGGCGCTCGTGTTCGGGCCTGTACTCCACCATGCGCTCGGTGAGTTCGTAGTTCATATCCGCTTTTACGCGGTTTGCGGCCTCTTCCTTGTCCTTATCCTCTACGCCGATTATCTTGACCTTTACAGGCCCAGCGGCTGGGAACGTCTCAGACATGGTTTCTGCTTGGAAGCGTATGGCAGCTTCAGCAAGCACTGTAGAGTACACGCCACACGCGCCTTCCCACGGATCAGTACGCTCTTCGTATTTGAAGCCCAGTACGTCCAGACCTTTAACAAAACTATCAGCCCAGTCTTTACGGCTGGATATGTCAGAATCTACAGACCCCACCAAGCTGTCTGCTAACTCGTTAAGCACACCCTCGTCCAGTGCCTCTGCCAAGTTAGCGTCGAATGACATTACATCGCCAATGTCGGCGTCAGGGATGATGGTGATTTCCACACTACCGTCGTCTAGTGTCACCATCTCTGGATCGACAATCTCAATCTCCAGACCAGCGGTTTCGTCGTCTTCTATGCCCTGTGGTGCAGCGTATAAACCTTTTTCTATAGCCATAATCTGTCTCTAGTAGAAGCCGCCCCGCCGCGACTTAAAGTATCTTTGTTCTTCCGGCTCATCTGTCGGCAGTCGTATGAACCCACCCTGCCTGAAGCGCATGAGTGCCATGACCGTGGAGTCAACCAAGTCATCATGGCTCATAAACGGAAATCCGGCAATCTCCTCAACTACCTCTTCTGCCCACCGTGTGGGAGGTACCCATACCAAACCAGACGCTACAATATCAGATACTGAGTTAAGACGTGCTAACTTATCACCTGATCCCCTGTGAGGCGTATACTCTGATACTGGCAGTCCCATCCGGCGCATCTCTTGGTACAGCGCCGTGCCCGATGACTTCTTCTCCACGATGAACGCATCAGGTTCCCACTCATTATACTCTTCCAGCGCCATGTCCTTCAGCTCTGGAAACTCCATACGCTGCTTGATGCTGTTGAGCAGGATGATGTTGTAGTTATTAGTCTCTTCATACAGAAACACACCCCACGTAGTCAACGCCGTGTAGTCCGCACGGTTGTGCTTTTCTGCCGCTGCGTCCAGTGACATGATTATATACTCACAACTTGGAGGCCGTTCCTGATCCCAGATCTGCCACCACTCCCGCTTAACTAGCGCAGCCTCTTCCGCCGTGGGTGTCTGCTGATACTGCGCGTTCCACTGGAATGTAGGCATAGATGCCTTAGTCCGTAGCAGCGCCTCTAGGTCAAAGAACTCAGGCCACAGGGGTTTCTCTGTGACCTCTTCTGTCTCTTCGTCTTCAACTTCCAGTATGGCTGGGAATTCGACGATTTCATACTCATCTGCCCTGTCATTCTGCGTCATATCACGTACAACACGCCCTGTCAGGTCATCTTGGTGCCATCGGGTCTGGATTATTGCAACACGACCCCCCGGCATCAGACGAGTACGCGCACCGAAGGTAAACCACTCGTACGCTTTCTCAAAAACAGCAAAATTACCGTTAATTACGTCCTGTTCCGAGTGTGGGTCGTCAATTAGCAGTAGATCGGCACCGCGACCAGCCAGTGCAGAGCCAACACCACACGCATAATACTCACCACCTACATTTGTATTCCACCTACCAGCCGATTTAGAGTCACTGGCAAGCTGCACAGTGGAGAAAATGGCCTGATAGGCGTCTGTGGAGATCAAATTCCGCACTTTTCGACCAAAATCCACTGCCAGATCAGTGGTGTGCGACACCATCATCACCTTTTTGCCGGGATTTCGCCCTAAAAACCACGCTGGGAAGAAGATAGAGACAAGCTGGGACTTGCCGTGACGTGGTGGGATGTTCACACAGATGCGATCTTTGTCACCAGACTCAATATCCATCAACATATCCGCCAAAATACGGTGGTGCTTACCTACGATGTAGTCTGGCTGCATCCGCTTGCAGAATTCTATCAGATCATCGTAGGCTTCTTGGTTAGCCCGACGTGCTGCAAGCTCGTCCACGATGCGATTGATCTCTACAACTTCGTCATCAGAGAACGCATCAAGGTTATCCAGCATATTCTGGACTTCTTCCTCGGTAAAATCGGGAACGGCCTCAATCATCGTATTCTTCTGGCCCTAGTATCTCTTCTAGGTCTATAGCTTCACCATCAAGAATGACCGCATCTTCCGCATACTCTATAGGCTCAACCAGTTTCTCTAACTTTGAGCGTAACTTGTTGCGTAGATCGTCCGTAGACTGGTGCGTTATGGTTACTTCCGTCTTCTCTGCAAATAACCCTACGTCTGAGATCTTACCCAGTAACTCCAAGGCACGTATACGAATGCGTGGGTCGTCGTTCTCCGACTCCAGCAGTAGTTTGTTAGTGACTAAGTGCCGGAGCTGCGTTGCGTTTTCTGCAACAGAGTGCCCGAACTCTTGGAGTATGTTGTTGGTAAGTATGATGGAGGCAGGTGTAAGGGTCGAAATTTTCTTCGTTGTAGCTTTCTTAGAAGTTTTTTCAGGATCTTCCGCATAAGCCGCAGCAAGTTTTGCAGCGGTGTCTTTGTCATCTTTGTTGGGTTCAACATCTAGGCCGTATTCGGATAACTCTAAGGCTGTATTGCACGCGGCTTCCGCCTTATCTCTAAGGTCTTCGTATGGAACCTCATCAGAAAAGGGCACGCCGATTTCAGGTGCAATAAATAGAGTCATAGGCGAAGACTGGATTGTGTCGCTGGCTGGTAGCCGTTGGCGCGAATATACACCAAAAACCACCAGATATAACAAAAATTTTTTTCGGGGGGACTTTTATTTTTGGGGTGGGGGGTTTCCTGTGTGGAGATTAGTAGGGAACGGCCTCAAGAAAAGGGGGCAAATTGGCAGAAATGCTAGTTATTCGTGGAGATTAGTAATACTAGCAGCACATGGAGTCACAGTAGCACAGCGGCGGGGTGGGGACGGGGTGGGTATTTTGTACGGCCGTACAAGGTTTCGGGTGCTATCTATTGCAAAACCGCAAACCCGTGGGATTCTAATGGTGTCGGGCGGATAACCTCCTGATCGGTCGCGGTACCGTCTACCGCACACTATTGGAAACAATAACTATGGCTAAAAAAGCTAACGTCGAGCGCGACGTAAACGCGCAACAATCCCTCGAATCAGTCAAGGGCGAACTACAACAGGCAGTGTATGGCATCAATGCTGATGTCGCTGGCGCATTCGAGAGAATGGAATCGGTCGCAGTCTGTCAGTCTAAGGCTAAACACGCCGAGGCTAACTACGACGAATCGCTTGGCGAGTATTGTGCATGGCTGCATGACAATGGATTCACTGCCAGTCAATACCGACAGGCAGATGTCAAGCAGTTTGCTGAAGGCACTGACGATCCAGCATACAAGGCTCACAAGGCGTTTTATGACGACGCGAAGGTTAACTATGCTGGATGGCTCGAGGCTAGTGACGACTATAGCGATGTCCCTCTGATGCCCTTGTATGGCATGACGAAGAAAGCTATCGAGGCTGCTGGGCATCCCAAGCGGGTAACTATCGCACTGCAAGAACTAAAGGCAGACGCGAATCAAGGGATTCGCAAGATCCGCGAACGATTGGAGACATTGGAACGCCGAGATGAAAACGGTGATCCGGTCGCCAAGTCTGAGGCGGAGCGCGATGCGGCTAATCTGGTGGCGATCTACAAACGTAGAATGGCTGACGAGAATATGCCAGCGGACGAGCTGAAACATAAAATCGCAAACTTGCAGAACACCGCTGTCGAGCAGGAATGCGAGCTGGAATACATTGCTCTGATCTCTGAAATCTAAACCAACATGGGGGCACGCAAGTGCCCCCTCTTTTCTAACATCTTAAAGGAAACAAAAATGATTCGATTAATCTTGGCTTATGTTCTTGGCTCGGCTGTCACCATGCTTACCTATGTGGCATATATGGAAGCAACATATACCGGTGTCCTGTTATCTGGATCCATGATCGGCGTATCTATTTGGTGGGTTTGGTCAGCCGGTATCTCTATCAAAGAAGACATCAACCAAACATTCTGATCTACAGGCAGGCACCGTGTGTGTCTGCCTTTTTTTATGCCTATCGAAACC